TCAGTCTTCACGATGAAACCCCAAACAGACCTATCAGAAATGATTTTGATGTATTTCTGACCTTCTTTGACCTCTAGATTAGAGGCGAATTCCGCGACTCTTTGTTCTGCCCTACCGTCTTCGGCGTAGGATAGAGACCTAGATGTCCAGTTTTCGTAGTCATTTACTATCAGTTCTTTTAGGTTTTCGATTTCTTGTTGCATATTTTCTCTCACTTCTCTAATTTATATGATCATGATCTCATATTTTGACCCAAATGTCAAGGGCCAAAGCGAAAAAAAGTGAAAATAAATATCTAGTTAAATCAACAACTTACAAAGAAGGCGTACTATATTTTCCTATCATATACCCTATAATAAAAGCAAGTGACATCTGTATAACACAACTGGTTATCATCTTGTCAAAATCTTACTCTTGGGGACGATAGAAAGGTGTTTAATCTCTGTACAGCTTCACCTTTTTGCATCCTTTTACACTCTTTAGAACCACCTATGGTCTCGCAATATATTAGAGTGTCATTCGTATTGTTCTTAAATGTGGGTCTTCCACCCTGTCCACCACTAGCGCATCCCGCTAGTGTGATTACTAATGCGAGACTAACCGCAACTTTCACTACCTTTACTCCTTATGTTGGGGGTTATTGTTTACTGAATGCCTTTCCAGCTTCTGCAATTCCGAAAGCACCCAATGTGACTACTACAAATGAAGTGTAGATTGTATCAGATATTGTGATATCCTGTCCCCAAAACCCTGTTACTAAGTCCACGATACCAAACGCGAGCATCATAATGAATGATGCAAATCCTATTATGGACTTCTCGTTAATATCATTTTCATCTCTAAACAAAGCACCAATTGAGAATTTTGTGCTTGGTTGTGCAGCTCTGGTTGTAATCTTCAGTTCTTTTGTAATTTTTTCCATCTCTCTAATTTTGTCTTGCGCTTCGTCAAGTTTCAAAATTAAATCGGTGTATCTATCTAAATCAACATCTACCTTATTAGTTCCTGTGTCAATCGTTTCCTTTGCCATTGTCAGATTTCTCCTCTATATTTTCTTCATCATCTGACATAACAGTACGGTAATACACAATCACTTCTTTGGTTTCTTTCACGAATCGTTTAATCTCTTGGAGATTATACGCCATGAGCTCATAATCTGGAACAGACATTGCCACAAAGACCATCTGTCCAGCCTCTTTTTCTATATTAGTAAGGAATTCGTCTAAATTTTTGTTTGATACGACATACCATTTAGGTTCTTTCATGTCGATCGGTCTAGGGTATACTGGATGCTGTATAGGAATACGCACCTCTACGGTTTTGATTTCTACCTCACGCGGTTGTTTTGGTATTAAAGAACAACCGTTAATTATCAGAGTCAAAATCAAAAGCGGAATCGCTTTCGAGACTGTCGAATACATCTTTTGTTGCATTATTCACCCTTGGTTCAATTAGGCCTGGTTTAGCAGCAGCAAGTTTCGCCAAGTTATGTCTGCGGAAAATGTCAAGGTATCTTGTCATCTCTGCTTCAATAACAGCATTCTTTGAAGTCAACTCACCAAGCGCTTTTGCTTGTGTTTCGTATTGTTTAGACATTTTATCAATGGTATCGTTTTGTGTAGCGACTTGTAATTCCATCGCCATATTGTATTCACGAAGCTCAATGAGTTCTGCCTGAGTATTTGTGTAATACAAGTACCCGACAAGTCCACCAGCTAAAATGACACCAAATAATACTTTACTAATCATAGCCCTTATTTATACTTTTATATCCGACAAGTTTAAACGAGAACCAAAATTTCCTCTATCAAATACTGGTTGGTCATCCTGTACCTGTCCAGAATCAACTAAATTTTGTGCGTTTTCATCCAAGTCGAAAAGTTTCATCTTTGCCCTATCAACACCAATCATAAATCTTTTGTTTCTTGTTGGGTCACTATATCTATTCTTCAACTGTTTGACCATCATGTGACCTTGTTGTTCTAGTTCCTCTGTACTTATAAGAGCAAACATCAAGTCAGCAGTAGCAGGCAACCCAAAACTTTCTGAAGTATCTGTCAAATCTACATCACTATTGTTGTACCCACCTCGCGTGGTCTGTGTAGCAGAGACAATTGGTAAGTCATACTCTACTGCCAGTCCCCTTAGTTCCTCAGCGATTGCCTTGACTATGGTGTATGAGTTTGCACCAGTATTATTCCTTAGTCGTTGACTCACACAGATATTTAAATAGTCAATAAAAATTATGTCTGGGTAGAAATTTTGTTTCAGTTTTAATTCTTCCAGAAGTGCTCTGAAATGACCAGCATGAGCAGTTGCAGTTGGATATTCTTTAACGATTAATCTACCATCAACTTTGTTTTTGATTTTCTGAATACGGTCTGTGTACATTGCCTTGGATAAATCTCTCAAATCTTGCATGGACACATCCATCATATTCGCATCGATTCTTTCTGCGATTCTTTCCTCTGCCATTTCCAATGTAATGTAGAGAACATTCTTTCCAGCAGATATCATACCAGCACCAACATGACACATGAATAAAGATTTACCAACACCTGTACCAGCGAGAGCAATGTTGAGAGTTTTGTTTATCAATCCACCCTCAGTAATCTTGTTGAAATAATCTAGGTCAAATGGCAATTTCTCTTCGTGTCTATGATAGAAATCAAATCGTGCTTCCGCGTCACCAACATAATCGTGACCAATATTGTTATCAAACCCAACACTCAAAGCATCTGACAATATAGAAGGCAGAGCATCAACTGAGTGTGTCTTATCCTGTCCATCGATAATCTGAATTGACTGCATGATAGCATTGTATACTGCTTTGTCCTTACAAAACTTTTCTGTCTGGTCAATCAACCATCGATCGTCTGCTTCTGTTTGACTAAGACTGTTGATAAGTTCCTCACATTTTCCGTAAAGGTCTTCGGTAATCTTTCTGTTATCTTGTAGTGCAATTTTAAGCGCGCTTGCTTGCGGTGGGGAATTGTATGCCGTGACATAATCACGAATACATCTGAATACCTCACGATACTCAGCATCTAGGAAATAAGATTCCTTTAAATGTGCAATTGATTGTCTGACATAATCTTCGTTATGTATCAGATTCGATAGTATTGTCTGTTCTAATCTCATTATAAAAATATCCCTTTATTATTTCGATACATTCTTCACAGAGATAAGCTTCTCCTTCATCATGTCGAAAACAAATACAAGCATCGTTCTCTATGTCGATACTCTTTTCACACCTATCACACTTCTGAGTAGGCATCCTTGATATCCTCTTCACTTACTTCTGACTTCATTATAGCATCTGCTGACATCAAATATCTATCTTCAATCCATTGGATAAATGTTTTGTCTGAGAGTATCGGTATCCAGAAATCTTTTGTGTATGTATCTTTAAGTCTGACCTTCTTTGAATCATCTTCGCCAGATTTCGCATACCATCCGTTTGATGGCTTGACCACATGCCCAGATTCAATAGCCATATCAATAAGACCAGACCACTTGCTGATACCGCCCTCCCATGTGACCTCGATGGGGATTCTTGATTTCTCGCGTACAAATCTGGACTTCTCGACATTGATAATAAAGTTGTATCCTACAACATCCTTCCCTTGTTTCTCTTGTTGTCTACCTATGATAAAGATATTGTCGGCACTATAATACACACCAGTTCCACCAGACACTACATCTTTGGGGAACAAACCGATTTCTTTATATGTGTGGTTTACAACCACCGCTGGAATATCTTTGATTGTTAGGTGAGGAGTCACCATACGAAACAGGGATTTCATTTGTTTTGCACGAGTCATATCGGCAACCGACTTACCATCTAATGCATCATCTACTTCTTTCTTAGATGCAAGGTTACCTACTGAGTCCACAACGATAATTACATGGTCACCTCTTTCGATACCTTGGAGTTGGGACATCACATCGTGTTTGAGTTGTTCTATGTCCGTGACAGGTGTATGAACAACCCTATCTGTATCTATGCCGAAACTGTCGAAATATCCTTGAGGAGCGCCAAACTCTGAATCATAAAATAACACCACTCCATCATCATATTTATCCAAATAAGATTTTGACAATAACATGGCAAAAGCAGTCTTGAAATGTTTAGATGGGCCAGCAAAAACTGTTAACCCAGAAGTCAGACCACCATCAAGTTTACCACTCAATGCCACATTCAAGGCGGGGACAGTTGTCTGAATTAAATCTTTGTTGTTCAGAAATTTACTGTTGGATAAAATTTCTGTTTCTTTTACTGTACTATTCTTTTTTAATTTATCTAATGTACTCATATTCACTCCTAAAATAATGACTCCAATGTTGCTACTGGTCTAGTCTTCCAATCCAAACTTGTGACAATAGTAGTCAATGGGTCTATAAATGCTTTCTCAAACATTGTATCATAATCAATGTAACGATGCAAGTCAAACTCTTTCGGCATTAGACCATTCATCGCTACGGTATTTTCTCTTACATGATTAGGTTCCTTCAGATAGAGAAATTTAATCTTGTCACCATCTTGGATGACTTGGTATTTTTTCTCTAGTTTCTGAGTCCTAAGCAAGTGATTGTAAACCAAGGCACCCCGAACATGCATCGGAGTTCCCTTGGTGTAAACTGTTTCTCGTGAAGAATACTTATCTATGTTATTACAACCGCGTGGGAAAGCGATTTGTTCTGGAGTCATCTTCTTAAATGACTGCCATGTATTCTCAACGAAATCCTGTAATTCTTTTTCATCCTTGTTCAAACATAACTCAACTGCCTCTCTGAGACTTGAACGAACTGGTGCTGGTGTGGAAGACCTTACAATCTCTAGACCCATAACTTTTAGATGGGGTTCGTGATATCTAACACCTTCGTTATCCCAAACATTCAATGCGTATCTTTTCTTAGCAACCCAGATACCAGTATCAGCAATCGCCTCGCGTTTGAAATCTATCTTGGGTTGGAACACATTCATGTAATCACCCAACTCTGCCATTCGCCCGTTGATTGCTGGGACTAGTTTATCTTCCGTGAACTTATCAAGGATGTCAATTATCTCTTCTTGAGACTTGTCCTTCATATGAAGTTCTACCATCTTATCAAGAGTAACATAACAACTATCAGTATCAGTATAGAAAGAATACTCCACATCCTCTGTACCAAGAAACTTGTTTAGAAATTCATCTACTGCCTTACCAGTATCACGAATAATCAACTGACCTGTCAAGGTAATTGCCTCAGCGATTCTCTCATCGAAATATCTGAACCACTTGTTACCTATCGCACCGAACAGAGAGTTCAATTGAATCTTTCTTGCCATCTGGAAGTTATTAAACTTCGCAATATCTTTTAACAATGCTTTGTTTTTAGTGTCCTCATATTCCTGTTCTGCTTTCTTCATTAGTTTCTTGTACTTCTGTCTATCATCAAAAAACTTCTGAGTAATTTCTGCCATGAATCCTTGTGTATCTCTGGCAAACAGATAACCATTGGCTGCCATCGATAGGCCTGCCTCCTTCATCTTTTTGGTTGAGTGTTTTCTCTCCAGAATACTATCAACTGTACAATCCAAAGGTTTGTGTCCTTCTGCCAGCATCTCTGGTGATAGATTGTGTTGCATAATAATAGATGGATATAGGGAAGTCGCGTCAACTGACACAACCCACTTGTATTTGCCAACTTTGGGGTCTTGTACATATCCACCAGCAAATCCCTTGGAGAATGACTCTTTCTTTTGAGGAATCATAATGTTCTTCTCGAGCAGATGATTGTATAATAAACAATCCCAAGTTCTAACAGAAGAAAAGATATCATTGTAATTACATTTACAGTCATACCCCATAGTAATAATCAGTTCAAGGAACTTCATCTTGTCTTCAAGTTCATCTACCAAAACCGTATCAATAATATTATAATCAATGAACCGATTCCAATCGTTCTCATAGAATTCTCGGAAAGTTTCAAACCCGCTCTCCAATTTCTTCTTGCCAAGTTCTACCTCGGCAATGTAGTCAAGTCTATAACTCTCTTGGAAAGTGTAAGTAAATTTTTTGTATAAGTCCATGTAGTCAAGTTGGATGACACCCTTCATGTCAATCTTCAACAATTCACGATTGTTGTGACCCTTGATAACTTTTTTGCGAGTCATCTTGTACGGACTTAGATTGTTTTTGGCGTCATTGCCAAACATCCTGTCAATCCTACCAACTAGATAGGGCATATCAAATAGTTCTAGGTTCCACCCAGTAACTACATCTGGATAATCTTGCGCCCACCATGTCATAAACTTTTCTAGTAAGTCATACTCATCGGAACAATAAGTGTATGTAACTGGTAGGTCTTTGGTCTCTTCGCCTGGCTTCCATTCACCAGACCCCCAAGTAAATATTTCTTTGGTGTAATTATCGACAACGGTTATTAGAAGAACTTCTTCGATAGGATTCTCTGTATCTGGAAACCCATGTTCTGCTGTTGTCTCGATATCAATTGAAAGTATCTTCATTTTACTGAGGTCAAACTCAATATCATGAGGATACATAGAAGACAAATACTGATAGGTCAAATCAGTTTGACCATAGATAGGATAGTTATCTACCTTAGAGTATTTGTCTAGGAATTCTTTGCAGTCACCATTGTCGCCAAACTGAATTGGTTTTAGATAGTGACCAGCGATGTTTGTAAATTCGGACTCTTCATTTGACCTAACATATAGAGTAGGCTGGAATGGGTGTTTTTCGGTAAAACGCTTCCCATTCCTCACTCCACGAGTAAGGATTGAATTTCCATATTGCCACGCATAGGTGTAGAAGTTAGACATAATAAAACCGATTTTTCATTTAAGGGATAGTATACACGATTGTGTATCAAAAGTCAAGCAATTTATCCTGTAAATTTCGGTTTTGTTTTAGTCTGAGTGCTTTGAGTGTGTGTAAATTTACCCACCCATTCTTTAACCAAATCTTCCTTCGGTTCGTAGATGTATTCTAATTGTCCATATGGTACAAAAATTATACCTTTACTAGCGGGAGACTGTGGAACAAATGCAATTTTAAATTGTCCCTGTTTTCCCTCAGTTGGAATGTATTTGATGTTTGCTGGATTAGATATAATATACCTACCCCCTTGGTCATCTTTTTGTAGATAACAAATCATCTCTTCCGCACCAGAAATCTTAATGCCACAAATCTGTTGAGGCGTATCCTCAGTTTCTTCGCGTGTTACTTCTTCTGGCGGAATGTCGATATTGACTTCCTCTACTACCTTTTTTTCACTTTTCTTTTTTGTCATAATAAATCCTCTAAATAATTATCAATTGTGCTAAACTATATATCATGGTTCCAAATGTCGCCAACGATATTAGATAGATTCCGTAAGTATTTATTTTACGGAAAACTAAATGTTCTTTCATTTCTCTCCTTCTAAGATAAGGTGTGGGGGCTTGCGCCCCCTGTTAAGTTACTTGGTGGAAATTTTAATTGTTTGTGGTTTCTTCTCTTCTGGAATTTGGTTCTCCAAAGCAATTTTAAGAATTCCATCGGTCAATTTGGCGCCTTTAACAACAACTGTGTCTGCCAGACTCCATGACTTTCTGAATTTTCTTTGAGCAATGCCTTGGTGAATGAATTCTGATTCGCCGTCACCCGACTCTTGATTGCCTTCTACCGTTAGAGTGCCATCCGTCACATCAATATCTAAATCTGAATCTGAAAAACCAGCGAGAGCCATTTGAATCTCGTAATTCTCTTCATCAATTTTCTTGATATTGAAAGGTGGAAAGTTTTCTCTAGAGACTTCAAAGTTCTGATTAAGTAAATCGAATACTCTATCAAAACCTACGAATTGTCTGCGTAGTTGTGGAAATGCTGAGACTAGATTGTCCCAATGCGCTTGGTTGCTTAATGCGTTCATATTATTTCTCCTATATTAAGCGAGTTAAAGTGTAGACCTCACCATGAGCATCTACTACTATATTTATACAATATGGGGACTCTTTTTTAAAATTCAAGTAAAAAAATTACAATTGTGCAATTAAAGCCACTTGTAATTTGGTTCCCCTATCAATAAGTGTTATAGCGCCAGTCTCTTTGTCCATTGTACATGTGACATGAGTTGCGCCATTTGAACCTCTGACCCTGTAGTTTCCTGTTATAGTACCAAGTCGATTATCGATACCGCGTAGTACTGCTCGGCCGTCTAGGTTAAGTTTGATTGCATCCTTGCAAGCCATATGTAATTTCTCATTTGGGCCTGCTAGTGCTTCTAGTGGTACAAACATAGCGAATATGACAGTCGCAACTGCCAACACCATTTTCATGAAGTTTCTCCTTTTCTTCAAGGTTATCGTTTTCGCCCGATATTATATTTCGTAACGAGCGTCCATTCATCTTTCTCTTTGAAAGACAAAATCTTTATTTGACTCATCGGAGCTGTATCTTCCTCAATCGATTCGTCAAGAAGTTTGACTAGACCCCAATCGCTCAACAATTTAGCGATTGCATTTCGTCTTTTTAAATCGTTCTCAGTCAAGTCTGCTTCTTTACCATCCAGAGCAAAGAGTTCCTTGAAATGAGTTATAAAATACCTACCTTGTTTATGGAGAATATGGCAAGACTGATATAATGTCCTGTCCTTTTTAGATGCCACTCCAATGCGAGACAAAGTTTCCCTAACCTTTAGGAAGTCATCTTCCTTTTCTAAAATAATTTCTACTGGTTTGTAGTCTGGGAAATCAATCTCAAAAAAATCATCCACCATGATAATACCTTCATAATTTTGTTAATTTATATGAAAGTATTTATGGTTTTGCTATTTTCCACCCTTCCTCAGCAATCCTTTTATCGCCTCAATGTCTGCATCACTCAAAAGTCTGAGTGCTTCTTGGGCTCTAACATTACTGTAACCAAAGTATTCTTTTACTATTTCCAGATGTTCTTCTTTCTCTGGTTTTAACCATTTGTTAAATCTTTTCTTCTTACGAACAATGCCACGCAAAAAATCATATTGCATTTTCGCATCTATGTGTGGTCTAGAATTCATTTCATTAGCTGCCACAACTGTATCCATTCCATGAGACAATGACTTGTTCACGATAAAAGCATTGTACTGTTTCTCAGACCAATCATCCACCATAATATTTTCTTTGGTGTAATTGATACTGTTCGCAAAGTCAAAGGGACTAATTGCTTTCTTCTTTACCTTGAACTCTTCAGCATCATAAGTCTTTACTGGTTCACCTAACCCCTCAATCATTTAAATTCCACACTCGCCATGATATCAGTTAGACACGCGGTCAAGTTAATCTCTTGGTCTGCCACAAATGCACTCTTGTACTGGTAGTCAGCAATCAATAGTACCAAGTGGGGTACTTGTTTCACCTTATCTATAAGAGAGTCATAGACCTTCCTGTAGACACCTTGTGGGTCATTGTCAACATTGTTGACTACCCATTGTCTCATCTTACGCCAGTCCTTACCCTTGAGACTATCAACAAGGCCCTTGGTGTTTATCTCAGCGAGATTACTTAGGATACCTTCATCGATTACACCCCCACGAGAATATCTCTGGAGTTCGTTTAGCACTCTACGATAGTCTGGAAAGTGTTTCATCAATAACTCAGCGAGAACTGGGGTTGAGTAATCTATACCCTCTTCCATAAGAATTTGTTTCATTCTGTTTAAGAATTGCCCTGCCATTTCTTGTTTCTCGTCTTTGCCGAGTTTGAATTCAATGACAGATGTTCTACTATGAAGAGGTTCGATGATTCGATTCTTGAAATTGCATGTGAAAATAAATCTGCAATTGCCAGAAAACTCCTCAATAAAAGCTCTAAGTGCTGGTTGCGTGGAGTTTGGATTTAGATAATCCGCCTCATCCATAATCACAACTTTAGGTTTACTTTCAAAACTAACCGTACTAGCAAAGTCTCTTATCTTGGTACGCAATACATCAATACCACTTTCATCCGAACCGTTGATAACAATATAGTCACACCCAAGTTCATTACAAAGTGCTTTCGCCACCGTGGTCTTACCTGTACCAGCAGTACCACACAAAAGCATGTTAGATATCTCCCCAGAGTTTACATAATCTTGGAAGATATTTTTTATCCTATCTGGTAGGACACAATCTGAAATAGTTTTGGGTCTATACTTCTCCAC